CTAATGTCAAACAATATATAGATAGATGTAGAGAGGTTGGTAATATATTATTAGATAAAGCCAAACACCTTGAACATAATTCAAAACGAGGTTGTGCAGGTCTAGCTTGCAATCAACTTGGTATCACCGATGTTAGAGTGTTTGTATCAAAGATTGGTGCTGATGTATATAAGAATACAAGTGGGAGGTGGACTATATTTGCAGAGCCTTACACTCATACTTCTAGCAATCATTATTATACACACGAAGGTTGCCTATCGGTTAAGAACAAGAAACATCATTCGGTGTTAGTATTGCGATGGGACTTTAAAGATTTAAGGTGTCTTGATTTAGGTGTGACTGATAGAGCTAAATGGAAAAGATATGAACTATACAAAGACTTTAATAGGTGGGAATCACAAGTATTTCAACACGAAATAGACCACTTAAATGGTGAAACAATAATAGATAATAATAAACTATATTTGAAGGGAGCTAAGTTTGTAGATAATATGAATCCCTTTGAATTAGATATAGAGGAGAATGAATAATGACAAAGAAAGACTATATTGCAGTGGCTAAAATAATAGCCGATAATGAAGTTGGTATTGTTGGTACTATTGATTTGTACTTGAGGAAGGATAACCTTGTACAAGACCTAGTATTATACTTTGAAGATGAAAACCCAAAATTTGATAGGGATAAATTCGAGGAGGCTTGTAATGACAATAAACTGGGTTAAGAAATTAGGTCAAGCACATCATAGTATAGATGGTAAAACATTATGTGGTGTGCCTTGTTTAGGTAATAACTATGTCGATGTCATTGATGAGAAGGACTATGATATCTGCAACGAATGTGAGGAGGTTTATAATGACAGAAGCAATGTTTGACTTATTATATATTATGCGAGAAGTTTGTTATATCATCCTACTAATAATGTTATGGTTT